GAGGAATAGTCGTAATAATGGCATTACTTAATTGGACCCCCGACCAGCCATGCGTCGCAAGTTCTCGCTCCGGCGCATTTGAAATGAAAGAGTTCACAATAGCCCAAGTTAGATCGCTTAACGACATCCTTCTCAAGCTCCATGCCCGTTTCCTGGGCGTCTTCGGCGTGAATGCCTTTTTCAATGCAGGCCAGCATCGCTGGGGTCTGAATAAACGCGGCGCAATTCCCACACCGCGCTGTTTGGGCATCTTCAATCGAGATGCCCCACATCTTGGCTTTCTTGTCCCAAAAGTCTTTGGACGGTTCTTCAGGGTTCAAGGGCCCATAGCCATACTCTTTGATGGCGTTATTACGGTTCTTCAGGTTGACGTGAATATTGACCGTGGCAACAGGGCACGCAGCCATGCCGCCTTTGGCATACGATTGTTTGATTGCTTCGCCAATGGCCTTCTTCTGCACCGCCATGTTTCACCTCATCAATGCAGCTTCTGCCGCCCTGCGGCGTGTAAGACCGGGGAGAACTCGACCCGCAGCTTTATTCCAGAGCATACATTGGTCTGCTGCACCATCCCAGTCCCCCGCGTCAATACGTTTTTTGAAGGTGGAAACACGGTAGTTCCCTAGACCTAAATTGTAGACCCAGCTAGTCACAGCGGCAATGCGTCGGGGTAGTGCGGTTTGAATTTTTGGGGAGAACTTAAATAAACCCCTGAGAAAGTATTCAACGTGGTGATCCAGCGCATCCTCACACTGCTCAATCGTCCAAACTGTGCCGGGATTAATATCGGGGCCGGTTGCACCCCAGCCAATCGTCCAAGGATGCCCATGGGTTCCGGGGTCAGGATAAGCTGTTACACGTCCGTCAGGCAAACGCTTTGCTAGCCCTTCAAAGGGCTTGATCAGTACATCCTTACAAAGCTTTTTGGCTTCATTCACCGCCGGACCTTTCATTCACTATTTTATTGACCTGCTCCCAAAGAGCCGTGATCTGCTTGTCATAATTCTTTTCAAGGTAATCGACTCTGACTTTGAGCGTTACTGCATACGCTGCGATACCAACCACCGCAACCCCAAGAAACCAGACTTTGGCGAGGGACTCGGCAATTGTTTCCATCACTTCGTTCTTTTTTCTATACTTCTTCCGACAAACCAAAAAGTGAGCATCATATTAAGCATGGCAAAGTCATCTTCGTCGTAGCTCTTGGTTAAGACTTCAGCCCAGTTAGCGTTGGTTTGAAAAGCAATCGTTAGGCCAGCAGCTTTGACAGCCACGTATACGCCAAATGCAATCCAAGTAAGACCGGGGCGGGTAATAGCAGTGACAAAGCTAGCGAGCCAGCCAGCCTCTTTTGCCGTTTGGGCTTGCTCCTTAAATGCTTCCTTAATCGTATCCATCTGGGAAATGGAGTAATCAACATACTTTTCCTCCATCTTGAACTCGCCGCGCATTTTTTCAAGATCAGTTTGGAGCGTAAACATTTGAAGCTCATGAGCGCGTTCGTTCTTTTTGTCCAAAAACTTCAATATCTCAGGGGCAAGCCTGAATAAGCCGCCAAATATGGACCCCATCAATCCGCCGCCAAGTAGTTCAAACATGATTACCCCTTTGCGGTAATTTGATCTGCGCCTTTCTTAACCGTGACTTTGCTGCCTTCAACATCCACTTGCATGGGCTGCTCGGCTCGGTCCAATTTGTCAAGACGGTGGATAAGATCTTTGATGACTTCAAACTCCGGCTTCTCTTGCTTTGCAGCAGTTCCTGCGATGCCATTTAACATTTGAATCAATGCAGTAAGTGAAGCGCCGAGTAAGCCCATCACAGCAGCGATCTTTTCACCTTCAAGGAATAACGATGCACCAACACCCACGAGTACGATCAAGAAGATATACAGCAGGCCATTTTCACCAATCGCTTTACCAGCGACTTCCTTGGCTGAATCTTGAGCTTTTAGCTCTTCAAGCCTGATTGCAGCCTGTGCTTTCAGGGCCGCAAGTTCATGGGTTTTGTCGTCCATTTATGCAGCCCAAGGCAAGGGTGGAGTTGTGATGGGTGGTGTGATTTGGTTTTGAATCTGTTGAGCCACTGCTGCTTCGGCTGAGTCTTTGTCCACACCGTTGGTCCAAATCCAACCAAGGACTTGCTGTTGCGTGAGTTGATTAAATGGTGTGAAGTCTGGTTTGCTCTCCACAGGGAATGAGCAAGTTGAGTAGACCTGACCTGTGTAAGTGCCATCAGTGCCTGTGAGCCGCCAATGTGCTGTGACCACATAGTCTGCACCTTCCGGTGTTTGTGGGATGCAGTTCAGGACGCTGATCGTCCAGTTGTAAGTAATCATGGTTGGGTTCCTTCAAGGGCTGCGACACGGGCAGTTAGGGATGTGATGAGGGCTTGTTGTTCTTGGATGCACTTCATCAATGCGTATTGCAGATCAGTCTGGTAGATGCTCAGGCGCATCTTGGGTTCTTCTTTTGTCCCCCAGTTTGACTCCATCACCAACTCAGGCGCAACAGCTTGAACGTCCTGCGCCACCACGCCGAGGGTCAGGCCGGGATCATTCTCAGACTGGTCGATGTAGTTGAAGGTCTGAACCGGAATCGCGCAGATCGTGTCAAGGTAGGACTTAGCCGGGGAGAAATTGGTCTTCTCGCGGCGGTCGGATAGGTTGACGTTGTTGGCGCTGTAGTTTGCAATGCCGCCGTTGGAGCGGACAGTCATTCTGTCCGTTGAGGTGCTATCTACACACCGTAGGAACTCATTTCCGGTTCCGTTAGGGGATGCTGCTGAGTGGTTGAGAACAAGCCCATAAGGAGTCGCGTTGCTATTTATAAAACGAACAACATAATCAGCAACCGACTTTGTGGCGTTTAGGCGCTCGTTAGCAACATTAGTTGTGGCCCCCACCAACAAATTTCCTGAAGCGTCTAATGTAAGCGCCTGCGTGAAGGTGATAGCGTTTCCTGCTGTACCGGAGGGGGCGGTGAGCCAACGGTGTTCGTCCCCAATTTGGATATATTGAGCCGCAGCAGAACCTGTGGCAATGTACCTGTATGCCCCATCGTAATAAAGATTATTGCCAAATAACGTTTGCGTGTTGGATGAGCTGAAAGCATTTGAAGCGACACAACCTGTTTCACCAAATTGCAGAGCTGTAAAAGAACTCCACGCACTCGGCGTCACCCCAAGGCCGAGGTTGCCGGAGTTGGTCAAAACCATGCGGTCATCGCTGTTGCCAAAAAAGCGAAGATCATCACCAGTTGGGTTGTAGATCGACCACTCAGCACCACTGCCATCACGAGGCTGTGCAACAAAAGCGCCAACAGAGCCGCGAGTGGTAATCTGACCAGACACATCCAATTTCGTAGCAGGCGAACTCGTCCCAATCCCCAGCCCTGTGCTGGTGAGGCGCATTTGTTCGGTGTCATTAACGGCAAAGAAAAGCGGGTTGTTATTGATTACATCGATATATCCTGCGCCAGATGAATGTGCGCCAAACACAACGCCTGAAGATGCTGCGCTATTCTTTGCGATGTAGTACGAACTTGTAGCGCCCGATTGGGTTGTGCCCAAATACCCCGCCGTATTGATAAAGTTCGTCCCGTCAAACGTCAGCGCACTCCCGCTTGTCGCCACCTTAGAGCCGTTGAGGTAGGCCACGCCGTTTGCGGTGCCGCCGTTCAGAGTGACAGTGCCAGAAATTGCAGTAGTGCCGTAAACCGTCAAGTCTTGCTGTACGGTCAATGCCGCCGCAGAGGTCGGGCCTGTCAGTTGGATGTCAATGCTTGGTACTGTGTACTGGAATACTGTGTCGTTGGTAGAGCCAAGAATGTACATTTTTGTGCCGTCAGGCTTGATGTAAATGCCTTGAGGAGTTGTGTCTTGTCCAGCAACACTGAACACGTTGACGAACGCTAATGTGCTGATGTCCCAAGGGGTTGTCAGGTTGTAGACGTTAACGTCATCACCTGTTTGGCCCATTACAAACATACGTGAACCATCAGCCGTAAAAGTTACAGCATTAGGTTGTGACTCTTGACCAAATACCGAGAAAGACTGCAAGAACGTAGCTGTTGACACGTTCCAAGCGGTTGACAGTGTGTACTGGTAAACAGCATCACCAGTTGAGCCAACCATATACATGGACAAGCCATTGGGCTTAAAGAAAAGTCCATTGGGGGTTGCCTCTGCCGCAACAGAGAAAGAAATGCTGTCGTAAGACGCTGTTGCAATAGACCAAGGGGTGCTTAATGTGTATTGGAAAACCGTATCGTTGGTCTGCCCAACAATGTACATTTTTGTGCCATCAGCGCGGAAAAACAAACCTGAAGGAGCGTTTTCTTGGCTGGCGACACTGAAGTTGGTCACAAACACCGCAGAAGAAACCACCCAAGCCGTAGACAAGTTGTACTCGTTAACATCATCCCCAACCGACCCAATTACGTACATCTTCAGACCATCAGGGCTAAAGAACAGATCAGTTGGAGTTGTCTCCTGTCCCGCAACAGAGAAAGACACGCTGTCGTAACTTGCACCAAGCACGTTGACGTTGCTCAGGATGGTGTCACCAGCCACATGAACTGTTGCTGCTGGAGCCGATGTAGCAAAGCCCGTCTTGCCAGCACTGGTGATGCGGACACGCTCCACAGGGGTATCGGAGCCATCGGGGGTTGTGCTAAGTAACAGACGACCCGGCATATCGTTTGTACCGGGAGTGCCGTCTACCGCAGAGGTAATTGAAGCTGCAACAATAAAGTTCGTACCGTCATCACCGTTAAACCCAATTCCGCCTAGTGAATCACCGGAAGCAACAACCCCTTGCGTCCCTATGGTTGCGCTTTTTGAGCGAGACAGAGAGATGCCTGCACCTACAGCGGATGATACGTTCCAAGATGTAAAAAGCGCACCTGCTGGGCCTGTGCCGTTACCTTGATAACCCCATCCAGTTCTGGTTGACCCGTTGTAATCGTCTGCCGTAAGGATTGCTGTGGTGTATCCCTGAATAATCCTACCCGATGCATCAATCACAAACGGCGTTGAGTCAGGATTTGTCGAGTCTTCCACCAACAAGGCATCTCCTGTGCCTCTTTGAGTGATACGCAGGGCAGTAGAGGAGGTGCTTGTATCCAGCACCATAGACGAGCCATCAAAAGTGAGCGCACTACCGCTCGTCGCCACCTTGCTGGCGTTGAGGTACAAAACTCCGTTAGCGGTTCCTCCGGAGAGAACAGGGTCGCTACTGAATGTCTGCGTACCCGTAAAGGTTTGTGCTGCGTCCGTTCTTGCTGCTGTGAAATTTGCATCAGGTAGCGTAATTGTCCGCGCTGCTGTTGGCCCAGAAAAAGTTAAAGTCTGCGTAGCAATAGGGATTGTTGTGCTTGCTGCTGGGAAAGTAACGGTGTAATCAGTGGCACTTGAATTAGCTGAAGCAAATGACGAAACCCCAGTGCTAGATCCTTGAAGTTTTAAGTTCGTCGTACTAAACGTAATGGCAGTGCCGTTTGTCGTAGCTCCTGAAACTCCAGCCAATACACCCGAACTATTATATTGAACCTGTGTGTTTGAGCCGCCAGCCGCAGCAGACGATGAGACCTTTACAAAGTCAGAGCCGTTCCAAACGCAAAAAGCTTTCTCGC